GGTAAGAGTTTCCCTCACCTTCAAAAAGTCATCTGGTTCGTTAAGGACAACTTCCACCATTTGGTCTGGTGCCCATTTCACCTCAGGTTCTTTAACAACACTCATTTTGTTCCTCCAACATCAAGCTTTTGTTTAATAAAATTAATTTGTTCTTCGGAAAGAATCCTCAACGCTTGCTCTGCCTTTTCATTACTATATCCATAGTATGTTTTGACATACTCAAGGTCTTTGATTTTTTCTTTTTTTATCCAAGGAGAAAATCTCTTCTTGGTTCTCACAGTATTTATAAGAAAATCATATTGAAGTTTTTTCCCCAATGAATGATTCATGTTCAATTCATTAACAAGCATGATGCAATCAATACTGCCACTAAGACATTTATTGACAATATATGGAGGATATTCTTTTTCTAGGTTGGGGTCCTCATCCAAAAGATTTTTCTTTGACTGATTGATGGAATTCAACCAATCTTTTAATTCAACAGAATTGCTCATCATTAAATAATAATTTTTTTATCATTTGGAGTAATCAATTTACTACCAAACATTTCATTATATTTTTTAGCAACTTCTTCCTGAAGTTCTGCAATATAAACAATGTGCCCCCGTGACAGAGTAATATCTGGATTATCTTTACTAATTACAGTTGCCCAAGGAGCAAAACCAACTCCATTATTTGTTGGAAGAACAACTAAACCATTTTTAACGACTATAGAAGTACTATCTTCAGAAACAAGTTCTGCAATTACTTCTTCACCAGTGATAATACGAAATAGTTTTACATCAATCATTTAAATTTACACTCCACCATAATTTCAGTTAATGCAGCAAGAAGATTTATTTCTTGGTCTGCCACAAATGATGCCTGATATTGATACTTAGCAACAATGAGGACGGCAGCAGCAATAGAAGGACCATCAAGGGTCTCATAACAAGCATCATAAACACGACGCAAAAGTACACCAGAATCATTGTCCAGATTACTGACGACCCACTTACGTACCTCAGGAAAGTTTTTTTCTTTAAGGTTTCTAATAAGTTCATCGGTTTTTACTTCCGCAAAAGACGCAAGAATACCCGCATCAATCTCTCCACCCACGGAATGTCGTTGACACTCATTGAGGACTCTTCTCCAGTCTGGGAAGTGCTTGTTGATGAGTTCTGCAATAACTTTTGGATCGTACTTAATTTGCTCCAATTCAAGGATTTGTTGGAGTCTTTTGAAGAAACCTGCCGCAAGTTGAGGTCTTTGCTTTGTGGTAATTGAGAAGTCAACGCAGGCACATCTGGAATGGAGAGGTTGAATAATTTTGTTTTTGTAGTTGCAAGTGAAGATAAATCTACAGTTGCCACTAAACTCCTCAGTAAACGCCCGTAGGAGGAGTTGTACGTCGTTGGTTGTGTTATCTGCCTCATCAATGATGATGACTTTGTGTTTAGCAGTTGCCGTAAGTGATACGGTCGAAGCAAAGTTTTTCGCATTGTTTCTGACAGTATCAAGGAATCTACCCTCGTCGGATCCATTAATGACATAAAAATCTACACCCAATTCGTTACAAAGTGCCTTTGCTACAGTAGTCTTACCACACCCAGCAGGACCAGTAAGAAGTAGATTGGGAACTTCACCCTTATTTAGAAAATCTTTAAAAGTTTTTTTAGTATCTTCTGGGAGGATACATTCTTCAATAGTTTTGGGTCGATACTTTTCAACCCAAAGAAAATCATCACGACTCATAATTTAAAAGCAAAATTTTTGTAAGTAATCATTAACCAATTCTGGTTTATCTTCCAACCAATATGCCTCAAGTTCATAAACTTGATGTTGTTTTGTTATATTAGAAGATCTCATAACATCATTCAATTTCCATTGGTCCAATTGAATATTTTTAATACCAATTGGACCCTGCTTACAAGAATGAATTACATGAACTGCCTCGTGATATACAGTTTCATTTACATAGTGTTTAACGGGACTAATAGTATTTTTAATATTGTTAGTACAAATCGTAAAATAAGGTCTATCCAAAGTCCCAAATAATTCTTTATTTCTACATATTGGAGCATTTTCCCTAACGATATAATTCTTTGAAATAATTTTGTTAAGTATTTGATTTCCAATAGGAGTGAGATAAAGAAGAAAGTCCATTACGAAAAAGTAGAATCAGGTTCAAGAGCAATATAATAATTAAGATTATACTTTGGATTAGTAAACTTAGAGAGAAGTTTTTTAGACACTACCACATCATAAGTTCCAGGAATAATCTTGATATTTTCAACCTTAAAATTAAAGATAAACTCGGAATCAGTTTCACCAACAATAATTGAAAATTCATTAGATGTATCGTTTTTCTTATCACGAACAACGAGTTTAACAACACCTGCTTCACCAACTGCAGACAGGTCAGGAAGTTGATAAACTGCAGATGCCTTAATCAGTTTATCCAATTGAGAATGTTCGAGTTGAAAGCAAACGTCTTCAGAAGGCAATTCTAGTTCTTTTTCTGGTGGAGTTACAATAACTTCTGGGTCTGCAAAGAAATATTTTACCCTGCGTTTACCTTCCCTAATGATTAGGTGAGAATCATTTGAAAAGTCAAGATCTGGATCTTGGTGAAGACTCAACCCATTCAAAAATTGATTTAGATCATAAATTGCAAAGTCTTTGGGGAATGTTTCCTTTACCTCTGCTTCAGCAAGAATATTCTTCATCACACTAATTGTACGAAGTTTAGATCCAGTCTTGACCAAAATAGATTGATTGATGGAAGCAAAGTTTTTAAGTGTTGTAATAGTCTCAGGAGAAAGTTTCATATTTGGTCTCAATTTCATTTGTTTTCAATAAGATTAAGATGATTAATTAAAAGCATCGTATAATGTAACACTTTAAAAAGATCTTGGCGGGGTGTTCCTTTCGTATCATATCGGTCAATGTACTTAGTCACATTTCCCGCACAAAATCCCTCACGACGATTATGCTTAATTTTATCAAGTGTTTGTTCTTTCCCACCACCTGTCCTATCTACATAATGCTGACTATAGGTGCTTGCAAGATATTCTTCAAGTTGCTTTAGGATTTTGTCTTCATTGTATTTCCAAAAACCATTTTTATTTGTATCAGCATTCATATTAAAAGTAAATGTATCTAGATAAGAGAACGGGTTTCCAGTTAGACTAATTCCATCATCATACCAAAATTCTTGTGATGATGGAATAGAATTTTCATCATTGAATTTCAAAACGTCGTCTATCACTTCGAACTGATTAATAAAGGATCAATTCAAGTATAACACGTTTCCATGGATAGTCAAGAAAGAATTTTTCCAAATCCCTTGACTTTTTCAAATCTAATAACTTCATCAAATAAATCAATCATTTCATCTGTTTTATGGGAAATAACAAAAACATTTGTATTAGATAAAACGTATCTAATTATTTTACTAAAATAGTCTATTCCATTTCCATCCAAAGAACTGTCAAAGACTTCATCTAAAATTAAAAGATTTGTATTCACTGAATTTTTAACTCTGGCAATTTCTCGCCAAGTAAATAAAATTGCCAAATTTATTCTCATTTTTTCTCCTTCACTAAAAGACTCATAAGTAAAGTCTTCGTGTATTGGGGACTTTAAGTTTTCCTTAAATTCTTCATCAAATGAAAAATTAATGTAGAAATCCATCATTTGCAAATACTTATTGATGTAAGTATTAATTATTGGTAGGTACTTTTTAATTACTTTTGCTTTTATTCCACCATCCTTCAATAAAGAACCAACAAATTCAAAATAAGATATATCTTCTTTAACCTTTGCTTTCTGATCTTTTAGATCTTCTAGATTATTAATTAACTTAGTTAAATTACTTCTTTCAGTATTTGTATTTTCAAGTCCATTGATAATTTCTTGAATTTCTTGTCCAATTTCTTTTGTCTGCTTATTGAACTGTGAAACTTTAACATTGTTACTAGAAATTTCATTGTTTAATAAACTAATTTTTTTAGATATATCATTGAATTGAAGTTCTCGTTGTTCCTCTTTTTTTATTGTATCTCTAAGATCATTATATCCATTTTCAAGTTCTTTTACTTTATTTTCAAACTCATCGATCTTATTTAATCTGAAAGTTTCGTCAATATTTTGAGTACAGGTAGGGCATACCGTATTATTCTTAAAAAACTTATGGTTTTCCGCAATTGTTGAT